GGTACATGGCACATTGCAACATCATTAGCTAGAGAAACTACTCAAACTACTGGTGCATTTGTATTTGCGTCGTAATTAATAATTAAACTCGGAGCGCTTGGTAATGCAAGCGCTCTTGAAAAGGAGGAAAAAACATGGCGGACACAGTATTAAATACAACAGTATTTGACGGATCAAAAAAACTTATCACTCACTATAATGTAGTTTCTGATAACTCTGGAAGCACAACTAAAATAGTTGACGTTTCTGGATTAGCAACAAATAATGGTAAATCTTGCTTAACTGTAAGACTTAACAAAGTTAGCTGTAACGTTTCAGTAACTGCACCTGCAGACGCTTTACGTATGCAATGGGATGCTGATACAGATGTAGTATTTCAAACACTAAATGGAGAAATGTCATATGACTATTCTGATTTTGGTGGTTTAAAAAATACTAAAGCTACAAATTACACTGGAGATGTAAATATAGTTTTACCAGCTTGCGCAGCAGGAGATACTGGAACAGTTGTTTGTGAGTGGATTAAAGTCTACGAATAGGAGTTTAAATGGCTAATACTACTTCTGGAACTGCAACGTTCGATAAAACTTTTTCTATTGATGAAATTATAGAAGAAGCATACGAGCGTATTGGATTAAATTCTGTAGCTGGTTATCAAATGAAATCAGCTAGAAGATCTCTTAATATTTTATTTCAAGAATGGGGTAATAGAGGTATTCACTATTGGGAAATAGGAGAATTAAATCTTGATTTAATTCAAGGACAAGCTGAATATAAATTTTATAGATCAAGTGGTGATGGAACTAGTGCTACATCAACACCTGCAGATGTCTATGGAATATCCGATGTTCTTGAAGCACAATTAAGGTCTAATAGAACACAAACTACTCAATCAGATAGTCCAATGACAAAAGTAGATAGATCTACTTACGCAGGTTTTTCAAATAAACTTTCACAAGGAACACCAAACCAATATTGGGTTCAAAGATTTATTGATCATGTTAGTATTAGCGTTTATCCAACAGCAGATTCAACAAACGCATCTAAAGATATGCATTTTTATTATATAAAAAGAATTCAAGATGTTGGAGATTATACAAATGCAACAGACATACCTTTTAGATTTGTTCCTTGTATGACTTCAGGATTAGCTTTTTATTTAGCACAAAAATATCAACCACAGTTAGTTCAACAAATGAAATTGTATTATGAAGATGAATTAGCTAGAGCTTTAGCAGAAGATGGATCAGCTTCAAGTACATACATAACACCTAAAGCTTATTACCCAGGATCATAATATGGAACAATATAGAGATTACGTTAGAGCAGTTAGAGAAATAGGAGTTGAACCTTTACCTATCGGAGATTTTGAATCTCTATTAGGCGCTATGGATGTAAGTGATATAATTTCTTTAACCGTAAAATCAAGCGGCAATGTCGATAAACCTTTAGGTAAAAATTAATGTCTAAATACGCAACAGGAAAATATGCAAGAGCAATATCTGACCGATCCGGTATGGAGTTTCCATACAGAGAAATGGTTAGAGAATGGAATGGTGCTTTTGTACATGTTTCTGAATTTGAACCAAAGCAACCACAGCTAGAACCAAAACCTCTTTCTGCCGATGGTATTGCATTAAATCGTGTAAGACCGGATAGAACAGAACCTGCTACAACTGTAAGAATACCTGATAACGGATTTGAAACTTATGCTGCAAGTTCTGGAATTATAAATGTATTTTCACCTGGACATGGTTTAACAGATTCAACAACATATAGATTTAGAGGTCCACCAACCACTTCTGCAGGAAGTGCTTTTACATATGCTGATCCACAAAGTTTTGACGGCATAACAGGATCAAATATTGCAAAATCTGCAGGATATACAATAAGAACCGGAAAATATAAAGCAGACTCTGATGGTTCTGGAACTCCAGGTAGAGATGCAAGAAGTGATTATTTAACAGATAATTTTTTCTTTTTTACAGTTGACACAAATACTGCTACAACAGGTAATATAAAAGGAGGAGGCTACGGTTGTTCCGTTGGGCCTGTAACAATAGAAGCATGATAAATTATATTTGGAATTGGATAAAAAATATTTTTAAACCTGAAAAACAAGATCCTCATCTTACTTTATATGAAGAGGTAAAAGGTTTTTGTGATGAACATAATAAATACAAACATCGTTGTCCTAAATGTAGAGAGTTAGCAGGAGCAGAATAATGGCTGGATTAAGTTATAGCGGATTAGTTACACAGATTAGAAATTATACAGAAACAGATTCTAATGTTTTAACAACAGATATTTTAGAAAATATTATTCTTAATGCTCAATATAGAATAATGAGAGATGTTCCAATTGATGCAGATAGACTGCAACAATCAGGAAATTTAGTAACAGGTCAAGAAACAATTAATGCTCCAGCAGGGGCTTTGTTTATAAGAGGTATTCAAGTCTATGATTCAACATCTGCAATAACAGGACCTAACATTTGGTTAGAAAAAAAAGATATAACATATCTTCAAGAATATGTATCTTCTACTGCATCAGGTAAAAGAGGACAGCCTAAGTATTATGCTATGTTTGGAGGCGCAACAAGCGATACAGACACTACATCTGGAAGAATGATGATGGCTCCGGTCCCTGATACAACTTACAAATTTAGAGTACACTATAACAAAATGCCAGCTACTTTAGCTTCAGATAATACATCTAATTATATTAGTCTTAACTTTCCAAATGGACTATTATATTGTTGTCTATCAGAAACATATGGATTTTTAAAAGGTCCAATAGATATGTTGACATTATATGAAAATAAATATAAACAAGAGATACAGAAGTTTGCTAACGAGCAAGTTGGTAGAAGACGAAGAGACGACTATACTGATGGCGCTGTTCGTATACCGGTAAACTCAGCAAACCCGTAGGAGATTAAATATGGCAATAACATCGGCAATTTGTACAAGTTTCAAAGTAGAACTTTTAAAAGGAGTTCATGATTTTACAGCTACAACTGGAAACACTTTTAAAATAGCTTTATACACAAGTTCAGCTTCTTTAGGAGCTTCAACTACAGCTTATTCAACATCAAATGAAATTACTAATTCATCCGGAACAGCTTACACAGCAGGTGGAGCAACTCTTACAAGCGTGACTCCAACAACAGATAGCACAACAGCTGTTTGTGATTTTTCAGATGTAAGTTATACTTCTGCTTCATTCACTGCAAACGGTGCAGTAATTTATAATGATTCAGCAAGTGGTGATCCGGCTTGTGCAGTTATAGCATTTGGTTCTGACAAAACTGTAACTAGCGGAACTTTTACAATTCAATTTCCTACAGCGGACGCAACAGACGCGATAATTCGTATAGCGTAAGGAGGAAGTCCTTATGGCTACATCAATTTGGGGCGGCGATGATCCCTCGGTAGCATGGAACGAAAACTCATGGCAATCTAATTTAACAACAGTTTCATTAACAGGTGTTTCAGCAACAACTGCTGTTGGAGAAGTAAAATCTTTTCCTGAAGCAGGATGGGGTTCTGACGGTTGGGGTGAAGATGGTTGGAGTGGAACTTTTATAGTAAACTTAACAAGTGCAGGTGTTGCAACAACATCTGTTGGTTCTGTATCAGTATCTGCAGAAATAGGTTCTGGTTGGGGCAGAGGTGAATGGAACAACAACGAAGGTTGGGGTATTCAAGGAACAGTATTACTTGAAGGTGTAGCTGCAACAACAAGTGTTGGATCATTATCACCTGCAGATGTAATGGGACTAACAGGAGTTTCTGGAACAACAAGTGTTGGATCAATTACAATGATTGGTAATGTAGTTGTAGAACCAACAGGAGTTTCTGCAACAACAAGCGTTGGATCTTTAACAACATCTGATGTTATAGGATTAACAGGTCAAGGAATGACATCAGCTGTAGGAAGTTTAACTCCTGCAGATGTAATAGGAGTTTCAACAGCAGGAGTTGCAACAGTAAGTCTTGGTAGTGTAAGTATTTCTTCAAACCCAATTGTAATTCCTACTGGTGTTTCTGCAACAACATCTATTGGATCAATAGATCCTTCAGATCAAGTTATGGGATTAACAGGAGTTTCTATGACAGCTTCTGTAGGTTCTTTAGAGCCACCTGTTGTTATGGGATTAACAGGAAATTCTGCAACTTCTTCTGTTGGAAACTTATTTATTCAAGCATATCAAAATATTGACACTGGATCAAATACATCGTATACAAGTGTTGCAACCGGATCAAATACAAGTTATAGTGACGTTGCATAATTAGGAGATTATATGGCATCAACATACACACCTTTAGGTATAGAACTTCAAGCAACTGGAGAAAATGCCGGAACTTGGGGAACTAAAACTAATACTAACTTATCAGTTATTGAACAAATTTCAGGGGGATACTCTGCACAAGATATAGCAGGTGGTGCAGATACAACAGCTCTTTCAGTTTCTGATGGATCAACTGGTGCTGTTTTAGCTCACAGAATGATTGAGTTTACTGGTACAATTACAGGAAACCAAATTGTAACTATTCCAATTGATGTTCAAAACTTTTATTTTTTAAGAAATTCAACTTCAGGTGCTTATACAGTACAATTTAAATATGCTTCTGGTTCAGGAGATTCATTTACTTTTTCAGCAACAGACAAAGGTGATCAAATTGTTTTTGCAACAGCAAACGATGGAACTAATCCTGATATAGATACACTAGCAATTGGAACTGGTATAGCAAGTGTAGCTGCAGATACTTCACCACAATTAGGTGGCGATTTAGATACTAACAGTTTTAATATTGGTATTGATGATGCGCATGGAATTAATGATGAAAACGGAAATGAACAAATTATATTTCAAACAACTGCTTCAGCAGTAAATCAATTTGATGTAACAAACGCTGCAACAGGTAATTCGCCAAGTATATCTGCAACAGGTGGTGATACAAATATCGATGTAGCAATTATTCCAAAAGGATCTGGAGAAACTAAAATTGGAACTGGTGCAGCAAACGCAACATTAACATCAAGTGGTGCACACGATTTAATTTTAGATACAAATAGCGGAACAAACTCCGGTACAATTGCAATTACAGATGGATCTAATGGAGACATAACACTTACTCCAAATGGAACAGGAGATGTTAAAGCCGTTGCTGATACATTAACAGTTGGGGATGCTGCCGCTGCAGCAACGATATCTTCAAATGGTGCAGGAACACTTACACTAACTACAGGTGGTGCATCTGATTTAGTTTTAAACACAAACAGTGGAACCAACTCAGGTAACATAACAATTACTGATGGTTCTAACGGAAATATAACACTTACTCCAGATGGAACAGGGGATGTAGTAGCGTCGGCTGATACTTTAACAGTCGGAGATTCTGGGGCAGCAGCTACTATCAACTCTAATGGGGCTGGAACGCTTACACTAACTACAGGTGGAGCTTCGGACCTAATTTTAAACACAAATGGTGGAACTAGCGCTGGAACAGTTACTCTTACAGATGGTTCAAATGGAGATATGACTTTAGCTCCAGATGGAACTGGTAGAGTTAAAATAACTAATGCTACATCAAGCTCAACACAAATCGCAACTACCGATGGAAAAGGTCTTGTCTTTGCCATGGTTTTCGGGTATTAATATCAAAGGAGAATAAAAAATGGCAACACCAAATTTAGTTAATATAGCAACGATAACACCTAAAAATTCTATGGGTAGTTTATCTGATACAAACAGAACTACTATGATTGACGTTCCTGCAGAAACTGCAGTTAGAATAGATACAATCTTAATTGCAAACATTGATGGTACTAATGCTGCTGACGCAACAGTAGAAATTAGTAACGACAATGGATCAACTTATTATAAAATTGCAAGTACAATATCTGTACCTGCAGATTCAACTTTAGACTTAATTTCAAGACCCATCTACTTAGACGAAACAGATTTAATAGCTGTAACTGCTGGCGCTGCCAATGATTTAGCTTTCCATGTTTCTTATGTAGAAATGGTTGACTAGGAGGATAAATGCCAAGAATAATTAAATCAGCAAAAGGTACTTTCACAGCATCTACAGTTACTATTGATGGATCAGGAAGAGTTATTGCAGCTGCATCTGGATCAGGTGGAGCTAACATGCAATTAGTTAGAGCTACAAAAGGACCTGCTTCAGGTAACTTTGTTGCTAACCCTAACGCATCAAAATTTCAAGCTTACGTTTATGCGCCAGGTGGCGGCGGAGGCGGCGGAGGTGGCCGAAATCCCGGGGGATCTGGTGGAGCTGGTGGATTTGGTTTTTTTAGCGGAGATGTAACAGGTGGAACAACTTATGCATTTGCGATTCCTGCCGGAGGAACAGGTGGGGCTGGCGGCGGAGGTACCGGATCAACAGGATCTGCTGGATCTGCATGTACTATTGCTAACTTAGTTACTACAAACGGTGGTAATGGTGGAGGCGGAGGCTTTCCACAAACTGACCAACCTAACGGAAGCAATGGCACTGATGGATCAGCACCAGGAGCTGAATCGGAAAATTTTACTAGAGGATTTTTATGGGCACCAAGTGATCTTTCACCAACACCTTTAGGACAAGGTGGCGGAGGCGGACCAGGACCAGCTAATGGACAACCTCAAGCAGGAACTACTGGAGGACCAGGAGGAATAATTCTTTACGAGAATTCACATTAATTATGGCATACGCAATTTTTACTTCAGATAATAATCTTGTACATATCGCTGCAAACGATAGTGATAGAGATGCATTAAACATAATGCAAAGTCTTTGTGTAATAAAAGATATTAGTGATTCTAATTTTACTAAACTTCAACTTAATACTGCAGGTATTACTTATGATGGAACTAATGTTACAATAACTGATTACGATGATGGTTTAACAAGAGCTGCAAATAATCTAAATCGTCAGGTATCTGATAGTACTAAAGATAAGTTAATTAATTTTGGAGCTCAAGCAGATTTAGATGGATATCTTAAAAACATAACAGATAGATTAGGAGATTTTGTAAGAGAGAATTCAAGTAATTCTATGTATACTGTATGTAATAATTATTTAACTTATTTAAATAGTTTAGACACTTCTTCTCTTAGCTATCCTTTAGGAAAAAGTTGGGAACAATATTGTACTGACAATTCTATTTCATTCGTACACCCTTTACAAATACCTTAGAATATAATATACTTTCAATAAATGTTTGAAAGAAATATAGAGTTTATCGCTCCACAAGATTATGTGGATTTAAAAGATAATTATCCAATACCTTGTAAATTACAAATACCTCAATGGTATAAAGATTTAGAACACACTCCACTAGACCTAACTATTAAAGGATGTATGCCTTTTTTAGATACTTTAACTACAGGTTATATTTTAAAAATGCCAATAGATATGTACATTGAACATAATGTGCCTGATCCTAAAGGAACTTTAGCAACAGGAAAAACAGTTGGACTTAGAGGTTTATTAGGAGATTTAGGAGATGGTTTAAATGTAACTCAACAAAATAATCAAGACTTTCATCCACTTAAACAAGTTGGAGATAAGTGTCCTTTTGGACAAAAAAATAGTAATTTAGTAATTCATAAAATTAGAAACCCATGGGTAATAAAAACACCTCCTGGGTACTCATGTTTATTTTTACCTCCTATGAATAATGCAGACGATAGGTTTAGTATAATTCCAGGAATAGTAGATACAGATACATTTCCTACAGAAATAAATTTTCCGTTCATTATGAATGGAGATAAGTATCCTTATCAAAAAACTACTATAAAAGAAGGCACTCCTTATGTTCAAGTAATACCTTTTAAAAAAGAAAGTTGGAAAATGAAAGTAAAGTCTAGATCAAAGAAAGAAGCTAATGCAGCTAAATGGTGGACTACAAGTAAAGTAATACATGTTTATAAAACACGTTTTTGGAATAAAATATCATGGAAATAAAAGATAATCTTGTAGATTACATTAGAGTATGGGATGATATATTTCCTAAAGAAACATTAATTAATTTTAGAAAAGTTTTAGATGTGACAGAAAAATTTGAAGATGCATCAATAGTAAATGGTGGAGAAGCAACAGTTAATAAAAAACATAGAGATACTTTAGTTTGGCATCCTAGTAATTTAAAAGGTTCTATTACTGAAGCACATTGGACTAATCTTTTATCTTGGGCATTTAAAAAATTATATGAAGACTATTTTCAAGAATTAAAAATTAATCATGGAGTAAAGATGACTGAATTACAGATTTTAAAATATGGTAATAACGGTCATTATAAATTCCATGTAGACGCTTCTACAGTCTTACATAGAACCCTTAGTTTAATTTTTTTTGTTAATGATGACTATAAAGGAGGTGCTTTAAAGTTTAAAAATATTATAACTAATAATGAGGTTGAAATTGAAAAAAAAGCTAACAGATGCATTATCTGGCCAAGTAATTTTATGTATCCACATACTGTTACACCGGTTACAGAAGGCACTAGATATTCGGTGGTATCATGGGCGTTATAGGAAAAGACTTTAAATATAAAATAATAAAAAATTTTTTAACAAAAAGTGAAGTAAAATTATTAAATAAATATTGTGAAATAAAACATAGAACAAATTTAGGATCACAACCTGTAGGGGATGGTACTTTTGATACGGCATGTAAAAACATGGACACTCGTTTTTATGGTGATCCTATAATGGAAGCTTTATCATTAGAAAAACAAAATTTAATGGAAAAAGAAACAGGTAAAAAATTATTAGGTACTTATAGTTATTGGAGAATGTATACTAAATTTGCAGATTTAAAAACACACACTGATAGACCTGCTTGTGAGATAAGTGTAACAGTGCATATAGGAGGTGATATAGGTTGGCCTATATTTATAGATGGTAAAGAATGTGTAACTAAACCTGGTAATGCTGTTGTATATTTAGGTATGGATTTAAAACATGGAAGAAAAGAATTTTTAGGAGATTGGCAAGCTCAATGTTTTCTTCATTATGTTGATGCTAACGGGCCTCATACAAATAATTTTATGGACCAAAGACCTTATTGGGGAATGAGGTCTTCTAAGAAAGAAGTTATAAGATAGTATGCAATTTAAACAAAAAAAAGATGGATCTTGTACAATAGAGTTTTCAGATAAAGAATTAGAAATTATAGCTAGAAAGAAACATATATATTTTACAGCAGACGCATTAAAAGATTTTGGAAATGCTTTAATGAGAATGGTTGCTGAATGGCAAGAAAATTTTTCTGATGATGTAAGATATAGACAAACTAGTTCTGATGCTAAAGCTCTTGAAGGACAGGAGACAGATGACAAAGATTAGAGGTTTTCAAAAACAAGACCTTGAAATATTGGAAGTATTAATAAAAGGTTCTAAAATAACTCTTACAGAAAAAGACATATTTAATTTTTTAAAAATATCTAAAAGGTGGCCTTTTAGATATCCTTGGAATCAACCTTCTGTAGAAATAATAACTAATAATGAAAAATTAAATTCTGATTTATTTTTTGATGTAACTGGTTATCTAAACTTTGATAGATGGAAACAGTTTTATGATCTTGGGTTTACAACTATAATATCAAATGTGTTAGATCTAAATGAAGATTTAAGAATACTAAATGATAAGTTAACAAAAGCAACAGGGTTAAAAATAAATGGCAATTTTTACTTTTCTAAACCAGGACAAAGAGTTAGCTGGGGAGATCACACTCATACCTATGATGTTATTGCTAAACAGATCTATGGCACTTCTGATTGGGTTGTAGGTGGTAAAGAAATATTATTGAGTCCACAAGAAACTGTTATTATTCCAAAAGAAACATATCATAAAGTTACTACTATGAAACATAGTAAATTATCTTTAACTATTAATATAGAGTAATGATTGATTTTAATTTTCCTATTTTAACAAGTAAGTTTGAAAAACATAAGGAACTTAAAGATACTTTACTAACTTTAATTGAAGAACAACAATCTGGTAATTTAAAACAAGTAGATAGTTATTATACTGATTCTATTTCTAAGTTAGATTGGGATAGAAAAAGAGATGATACCAGACCTTGGACTAAAATTATTCTTAAAGACTTAATGGATCACTTTGAAACTCAAGTTAAAAGGTTGGGACTACGTGACGTAAGATTATACGATCTTTGGTTTCAACAATACAGTAAAGAAGACACTCACGGGTGGCATGTTCATGGAGAAAACTTTACAGGAGTATACTATTTGGAATTAAAAGAAGCCGCTCCTAAGACTCAAATCATAGAACCCACAACTTCTAGATTAATAACTGTTGATGCTCAAGAGGGAGATGTGGTAATTTTTCCAAGTATGTTTATACATAGAGCACCTACGGTTATTTGGCAGACAAGAAAAACAATTATATCTTTTAATTTCTCATGTGATAATGTAGATCAACAGTATCTACAGAAAATAGTAGATTTATATGGTTTATATTAACCAAAAAATATGTAATATAGGCGATTATGCTACAGAAAATAGGATTCCAACCAGGTATAAACAAACAAATCTCAGAAACTACAGCTGAAGGCCAGTGGGTAGACTGCGATAACGTTAGATTTAGATACGGCACACCTGAAAAAATAGGTGGTTGGAAACAATTAGGAACAAGCGATTTAACAGGAGCTGCAAGAGGTCTTCATCATTTTGTAAATAGTTTAGGTAGAAAGTATGCAATCATAGGAACTAATGCTATTTTATATGCCTACTCAGGAGGTGTGTTTTACGACATACATCCTATCAAATCAACGACTACTCTTACAAGTGCTTTTAGTACAACTAATGGATCAGCTGTAGTCACTATAACTTTTGCTTCAGCACATAACATACAAGAAGATGATATTATTCTTTTAGATAATTTTACAACGATAACAGGGTCCAACTTTGGTGCTTCTGATTTTGATGATAAAAAATTTATGGTAACAAGCGTACCTTCTACAACAACTTTAACTATTACAATGCCTTCAAACGAATCAGGAAGTGGTGCTACTACTTCAGGCGGGATCAGAGTTCAACACTACTATCATATTGGACCAGCGGTGCAGGCAAAAGGATTTGGTTATGGTTTAGGGTCTTGGGGTGGTGAAGCAGCAGGAGCCATTACTACTACTTTAAATGGTGCAATAAACTCATCTACAACTACAATTGTTTTAACAGATGCTTCTCAGTTTCCAGACACCGGAACTAATTTTATTCAGATTGGTTCTGAAGAAATATCTTACACAGGAGTTTCAACAAACACTTTAACAGGTGTTACAAGAGGAGTAAGAAACACGACAGCGGCTTCTCACAGCGATGGCGCAACAATTACTAATACAACTGATTATGTTGCATGGGGTGAAGCGGCATCAGGTGACTTAGTTATTGAACCTGGTATGTGGTCTATAGATAATTTTGGAGATAAAGCTATTTGTCTAATACACAACAGTGCTGTTTTTGAATGGGACTCTTCTTTGTCTAACGCAACTACAACAAGAGCTACAATTATTTCTGGTGCACCTACTGCATCAAGACATATGGTTGTATCAACTCCCGATCGTCACTTAGTATTCTATGGTACAGAAACAACTATTGGAGATACATCAACTCAAGACGATATGTTTATTAGGTTCTCGGACCAAGAAGATATTAATACTTATGCACCAACAGCAACCAATACAGCAGGTACACAAAGACTGGCCGATGGATCACGGATCATTGGAGCAATCAGAGGTAGAGATGCACTTTATATTTGGACTGATACAGCTTTGTTTACTCAACGTTTTGTAGGTCAACCATTTACTTTTGCTTTTGCACAAGTTGGAACTAACTGTGGTTTGGTTGGACAGAATGCATGTGTAGAAGTTGATGGTGCTGCCTATTGGATGTCAGAGAATGGTTTCTTTAGATATGCTGGTAAATTAGAATCACTACCTTGTTTAGTAGAAGACTATGTTTACGACGATGTTAATTTAACATCTGGTAATCAAATGATTTCTGCAGGATTAAATAACTTGTTTGGTGAAGTTATTTGGTTCTATCCTACTTCAACATCTTCTGTTGTAAACAGAATGGTTGCATATAATTACTTTGACTCATCACCACAAAGACCTGTATGGACAAATGGAAGTTTAGCTAGAACTATGTGGAGAGATTCAGCAGTATTTGGAAGTCCGCATGCAACAGAATACGATGCAGACACAGATACTTCTTTCGATGTTGTGGGTAATACAGAAGGAATAACAACTTACTATGAACATGAAATAGGCACTGATCAAAATAAAAATGGAACAATTACTGCAGTGACTGCTAACGTTTCATCAGGAGATTTTGATATTACACAAGCAAGAGCGTCAGGGACTGGACAAGCAACAGGTGTTGCAACCTTCAGAGGAGATGGTGAATTTTTAATGAAGATAAGAAGATTCGTACCTGACTTTATATCTCAAACAGGTACAACAAGAGTTACATTAGAATTAAGAAATTATCCGAATAATACACAAGCTAGTTCAGCACTTGGACCATTTGATATTACAACATCTACTACAAAAGTAGATACACGTGCAAGAGCAAGAGCGATAGCTATGAAAATAGAAAATACAGCAGCTAGTCAAAGTTGGAAACTAGGAACTTTTAGATTAGATGTTCAACCAGATGGTAGAAGATAATGGCAAAAATAGCACAAGTAATAACTAGACCTTCGCCACAATATGATTATACAGTAGCAGAAGCTCAAACTAGAGATTTAGATGCTATAGTAGAAAAACTAAACTCAACATATCAACAAGAATTAAAGGATGAAGTAGAAGCATTTAACTTCTTTGTAAATTAATGGCTAATAGTTTTATAAATAAAAAAGTAGATTTAACGACAACAGATTTAACAACACTGTATACAGTACCTACAGCTAAAACTTCTGTTATAAAATCTTTGTTAGTATCTGAAGATGCTGGCTCAGGAAGCACAATAACTATAACTCTAGTAAATTCTAGCGGTACTATATTTAATCTATTTAAAGACAAATCTATAGGATCTAAAACAACCTCAGAGCTTTTAACTCAACCTTTAGTTATGGAGGAAAGCGAAGTATTAAAGGTACAAGCTGCTGACGCGAATGAGCTGCACGTCATAGCTTCCATATTAGAAATACAGCCAAGAGAGGTAACAACATAATGATTGAACTACAACCAGATAAAGTAATAGAAAAGATAACAAATAAGAAGACTGGGGAAAAATATAAGAATGATGGAGAATGGAAGGCTAAAGGTATATCACCAGAGGACATTAGAAGAGATGTAACTGTTATAATGCCAAGCCTTGATTTATTTCCAAAAACAAAATAGAATAGTAAAATGGCCATAACTAGAACTCAAATAGCAAGACAATTATACAGGGACGCAGGATACGTTCAAGCAGCGTATGGTAAATCTGCAGCTGAACCTGGACCTGTTGAATATGATACAGGATTAGAAAAACAAAGAACTGAAAATGTTTTTAACGAAATAAAACCTAAAAATGAATTAGATGTAAATGAAGTATTAACTAAAGCAGGTGATGTTAATAGAATAAAAAATGCAGTTACAGGTGGTGGTTTAAAAGCTTTAATTAGTCCTCAAATGATTATAGGTAAATTAATTATAGATCAAATTACAAAAGATAGAGATGGAAATCAAACTATAGTGCAACCTGCTTTTGCAGAAGGTGGAGATGTAGTAGGTGGTTTAGCTGATGGTAATATAGATGAAACAGGAAGACAGATGTATGGTCTTGGTAAACTTATTAAAAAATTTACACGTGGTGTTAAAAAAGTAATTAAGTCACCAATAGGTAAAGCTGCATTATTATACACAGGTCTTGGTGGTTTAGGTAATCTTGCTCAAGGAGCAAATTTTTTTACTAATTTTGCAAGTCCAACAAAATTTATTGGTGGTGCACTAGGAGGTATAAAAGGAAAACTATTAGGAGTTCCAGGGGTTGGCATGGATGGTGGAAAAGCAGGTCTATTAAAAAATCTTGGACTTACTAAAGGTGGTTATGGAACTATCGATGGTATTACAGGTAGAGGTATTTATTCTGCAATGACAGCAACATCAATACTACCATTACTAGGTCTTGGTACAGGTGAAGAAACAGAAGAAGAAGCACAAGCTATATTAGATAACAGCGGAATAGATGTAGCTGCATTAAGAGCTGATCCACAACTTGCTAGAAGATTTGCTGCAGAAGGTGGATCTATGGATGAGCCAGTAGCAAAGAAAACTATGCCGTTATTAGATATGGATGGTAAAGAAATGGATTTAAGACAAGATGGTGGGTTCGTGCCTATAGGTAGAATGGAAAAAGCAGATGATGTACCTGCTAGATTATCAAAGAATGAATTTGTATTTACAGCCGATGCTGTAAGAAATGCTGGCGACGGTAGTGTAGACAAAGGCGCAGAAGTCATGTATAACATGATGAAGAACCTCGAGGCCGGAGGTGATGTATCTGAAGAATCGCAAGGCATGGATGGCGCAAGAGAAATGTTTCAAACATCTAAAAGATTAGAGGAAGTATTATAATGGCTGTTCAACAAGTACAAAACCTACCCGCACAATTTGTTCAAGATCTAGGACAAGATTTAGCAACACAAGTTGTATCACAAACAGGTGTACCTGTAGTAGCAACTGGAATTGCAGGTATCTCTAGACAAGCCGGTGAGTCAGATGCAGATTTTGCAGCAAGACAACAGGCTGCTCAAGCATTTACAACAAGACAACAAAGTTTATCTGGACTTGCACCACAAGTAGCAGGTCAAACAGCATTACAACAACAAGCACAAAATTTAGCAACAACTGCAGCAGGAACATCTGGTATTGGATCTTTTGAACCATTTTTAAATCAAGCACAACAAGAAGCTACTCTTGCTTCAGCATTAGGGACCTCGGCCCTTGGACAACTAGGTACAGCTGCAGGAACTTTAGGCACAGCACAAGGAACTCTTGGAACTGGATTAGGAACTTTAGGAAGTGGACTAGGAACTTTAGGTACAGCTGGATCTGAACTTAGCGGTGCCGGAACTGCTTTAGGCACAGCTGCAACAACATTAGGTGGAGTGCCAACAGGTCCAATGACAACTGCACAAACACAACAATACATGTCCCCTTATCAAGCACAAGTAATTGATGCATCATTAGCAGAATTTGATCGTAACAAAGCTATACAAGAACAAAGTATACGAGATCAGCAGACAGCTTTGGGTGCGC